TTCTTGCTGAGTCATCGGAGCAACGGGAACAGTCGAACCAGGACCAGTCGGAGCTGGTTCCATTGCTTGCTTAACCGTTATAGGTTTAGCTTTCTTCTCTTCCTCGCTAACATCTAACGATTTGCGCCCACCACCTTGATCGAGATACCACCAAACAACAAAGGCATAGTCAATCGATCCTACAGCCGCTTCACTCGCCCGCTTGGCTTTCTCCCAGAGCTGCTCATCAGCGACCCAGGCCGGTGGATTATTCTCGCCGCCAGCGACTGCCTCTGCTGGCTCTTTGCCGAATCGATCTTTCCAAGCTGCGACTTCTTCATCAGAGAAAGATACCTCAGCCTTAAGTTCGTCTTCGACTTCTTCCAGTGGGTCCTGGGCTGGTTCAGCCATCTCGTCGTTATCTTCCAGGTCTTCCTTCATTTCCTTCAGTTCGATACCGAATACTTGCTTGACCACATTCGTCATCTCATCAGAAAAATCCAGGTCCCCGGACATGAGGCTTTGGACCATTTCTTCCGGCATTTTTGTGACTTCTATTAGCTTCTCTTCAGCCTTCTTGATAGAGATTCTTTTTTTCTTGAGCTGCTCACGGAATGCTAGAACCTTGTTCGCGTGTTTCATTTCCAGATATTCCTCCACGATGGGATTACAGGTCACGTCTTGCAGGTATTTCGTCGATAGCTTAAAGACGCTATCGGCATTGGCAGGAACGGAAACTACGGAGACTTCAAAGAGTTCTGCCTTAGTGATTTCCAAAGCTCCCCCGGAAAGCCGGTTGTGATCCTTAGCGCGGAATCCTACTGAAAAGCAGTTGAGTACACCGTCTTCGATAAGATCCCTGATCTTGGCAATCTCTGGATCGTCGCTTGAGCTGATGCGGGCCTTGATATACAGGCCATCGTTTTTAACTTCGACTTTGACCGGCTTACCGATGGGCTTATTCTGATCATGATTGAACAGGATCACCCCGGCTTTGTTAAAGCTCTTAAGATCCCAGGCCTGAGCAGGAATTATTTCCTCATCTCTGTCCATGGTCGCCATGTTCGCATAGCCTTCAATGTATAGGCTATTGTCCTTAAGCTTTTTATGACGAAGGAAAAACTGTTTTGCCCAAAAGTCCTCTTCAATCTTTGCTGCGATATTCATGGTTAAGCCTTCCTTATGCCAAGGCGTTTCAGATCTTTTTCAGAGACAGCAATAAGCGTGCAGCGGCAATTTATTACCTCGTGAGGAGGACCACCGCCCTCGCGTGGATACTGCAGGCCATTGCCAAAAGCTTTGTCATAGGGAATGGCTTCTCCTGCAATGTTCCAGTGATCGCCTTTGCTATCGGGATAAATACCGCCAGGGTTTCCTCTGACTCTTTCATCCCCAGCATTGACCCAGACCTTGTAAAGGTCGGGGATAACTTTGCTCGCATCATTCATGGCTGCAGCTTGACCTAAAGATTGTGCGGTCAAGACTTCAGTCCTCGCAATGGTATCAGCGCGAGCGAGGGAGACTTTAGCAATATCTTTGATATCGTTTCCGATTTCCTTAAGATTCTTGTTTTCAGCAATTCCACGGTTTACCGTATCCAATACTTTATTGATGGTCGTATCAGACAGATAGTTATAGGAATCCTCAGCACGCTTGAAAAGAGCAGCCCGCCTTTTGCGATAGTTCTCATCGCGGCTTCCTTCGATCGCGTCCTGGTCTGGCTTTCCAAAAGGCATGGATAGAGCTGAGTCGTAACCAAGTTCAACTTGATCCTCAAGAATCTTGGTATAGTTCTTTGTCCATTCTTTTCTTTGAGCTGCAAAACCATTCTTGATTCGTTTCTTCAGCTCTTCTTCGTTGGGCATCTCGACAGTTTTTTGAATCAGTTCATCCTTTGCGATCGCAGAAGCCACCGATACCTGATCAAGAATCAGATCAAGGAAAAGCTCCCTGATAGGTTCCTCTTTCTTCTGTGCTGCTTCAAGCGCCCGTCCTTCTCTGTCAGTCCACCAGGACTTGCCTTCCTCGCGAGTGAATCGACCGAAGTTGACAAGGTTCTCGCTCTTGTAATCGAGCTTAATATCCGCGTCATTCTTGTCAGTACCTTCCTGGTTAGTACCAGCTTGGTCGGTAGGTCCTTCCTCGACTGTTTGAATCGGTACAGGCTTTCCGGTTGAATTGAATTCAGCCGAAGACTGCTGAGGAAAGCCGCCACCGAAGCCGCCAAAGCTCTGCTGCGGTCTTGCCACCTGGGGAGGAAGGTCGCCGCCAGCGATTGGATCAAGCTTCCATACCTGCTTACGAACTTCGTTCAGGGTCATCGTCGAGAGCATGGCCGTTGCAAGATCGCTCTTATCCCTAAGGTTCTCTTGCAGTTCAGGGACTCCGCTATAGTCCTTTCGAATCTTGTACTCTTCGCCCAGATAGGGCTTATAGGCTTTGGTCAGGGCATCGGCGAACATGTTGCCGATAGACATGAGCGTCCCATTCCAAAAGCTCTTGATGGCTGATTTATACTGGTCAGATCCCAGTCCACCGGCTGAGTCCTGGATACTCAGAACTTCCTTTGGAACCCCGAAAAGGTTGATAACTGTCTCACGGTTGTTCCTTATATGCTCCAAGAGCTGCTGGTCTGCGATGGTATGCGCGAAGGCATCACCCTTGGCACCGTTAGGCAGTACCAGAAAGCGTCTTTGGTTTTGCCTTCCCATGTTCTGCTTTTCAAGCGAGTTTTGCAGATCCTCCCTTTGCCTTTGTGTGACTCCGTCCGGGGTCGTGATCACCATTCCGGGCTGGGCACCCTTACGGTAAAAGTTATTAAGATACTCGGAGCTATATCGGTTGAAAAGCACCGGGGCCTGGCCAGGAACAAGAGGACTCATTCCCCAATGAATTGAGCTTGGATTGGGCCGCTTGATATGGATCATATTCGAAGGATCGATACGCGACTTAAGCTGTCCGAGGGGCATCGTCTGGCGATCAAAACCCAGGATGGAATAGCTTCTGAGAAGGCCATTGCCATCAATATCCATATTGATAATTTCGCTTGGGATATGAATGAGCGTGCGGTTTATAATCGCGTTATAGAGCAGGATATTGCCCGTCACACAGTAATCTGTGATCGAGGTATACTGCAGATCGTAGTTTGTTTGGTGCTTGTTTGGATTGTCCAAAATGTATTGAACTGGATGGTTCTCAGCTGGCTCTGTGACAAGGTCTCCGTTTACCTTCGTCTCTTTGAAGACTTTAAGGGGAATGGGAGCGAGCATCATGGCGATCTTATCGACAAGGATATAAACCCAATCCTCAGTGAAATAGATCGCTTTCAGAAGCCTTGCATCAGTGAAAGTCGGGATTTCCCGCGACCATGTCTGATTGGTATTCGTCTCGCCGAATAGCCGGTCGAAGCTCTTAACATCTAACGGTTGACTATCATCTGAATCATAGTCCATCAGTTTCATTTTTTGCGCTCCCAATTTCTATAACGGTTATTATAGCGCTCTTTTCCCACGTCACAAAGTTATAACTCGATACTCGCCCTGTGAAGCGAAGTCGAGAGCTGAATGAGCGAGAAGAATGGACATTACGATATCATCATGGCCGCCAGAAGGCGCTGAGTAAGTCGGAAGACCGAGAGAGCTGTGTTTGACTTCGAATTCCCTCAGCTCAGTATCAAGGGCATCGATGTAAGGAAGGCCGATTGATTTGGATTCGGTCGACAGGGCAAAGTTGGTAACCATGTCATTCTTGTTAGAATTGTTAAACGTTACGCCTTTGTAAGGAAGGTCGGTGTCATAGAGAAGGTCATCGAGGGCAACACCGACTCCGGTCTTATCGTGCAGAACTATCGTGACATGCTTAAACATTGAGCAGAATCTTTTTAGGGCCTGAATCTGGGAAGTATAGGGGATCTTTTGCATCCTCCATAGGGCCACTACTCGCCTTGTCTTGATATCGATGGCCGTGAATACTGTGAAGTCCACCTGCCTCGCCCAGTCCACACCGCACACAACTTCGAATTCGCTTACGTCCCCACACTTCCACCGAAATTCCTCCGGGGTCTCGATCTTCTCTGTGTAGTAGCATTCAAGAAGGTTCTCAAAGACTGAGCCATCCGATAGGAATTCTGCGAGATAGTATTGCCGGAACATCCGATCACCGAATGTTTTACGAGCAAACTCAATCGATTCCCTGGGAACGTGGGGATTATCCTGGGTTCTGCCGGCAATAAAAAGCTTTCGCGGCATTCGACCCTGGCGCTTGGCCAATGCCATCTCATCCTTGGCTTCGTCGCAGCCGTCCTTGAACCAATTTGAACCGAGAGGAGTGGAGAGGATGAGCGACTTGATACCGCGCTGGGTCATCGTCGTATTCGCAGAGATATAGACCTGCTTTTTCATCTTTGCTGCTTCATCCAAGACGTATCCATCGACCGCTTCACCTTCGAGTGAATAGGGGTCCTGTCCGTGAAAGAATCTTATCCTTCCATCGTGTCCTCCTTTCATCTTGATTGAAGGCTCTCTTTCGTTTGCTTTGATGGCATCAGCTGGCAGAAGTCTTTTGCAGTAATTAAAGCCGATGGTAGCCTGTTCATATATGGGAGCGACCCATCTTAGGTATGTTCCTGGATTTGTTACAAGGCCTGAAGAGATAGCGACAGAAGCCGAAATCGATTTGCCAAACTTTGTCCCACATGCCACCCATATCTCTTGGATGTTTGACATCATCATGGCCTGCATGATCACTGCTTGCTTCGTGCAATGCGCTTCTGGGAATTTTATATAGTGCTCAAGCTGTTCCATTTTATCTCGAAATAAAAATACCCGGACCTTTTGAAAAGATCCGGGCACGGAGTACATTAAAACGCATCCCACTCATCCAATCGCTTTAATCATCCTCACCTTCGTCCTCGGAGTCGCTATCATCATCTTCATCTTCTGATTTCGGTTTGTCAGCAGTTAAAGCAGTGGCGAGAAAATCTGCTATCGCTTTGATTTCGGGATCCGAGACCACCACCCGCTTCATAGCGCCGACCGTGGCCAGTGCCCGCTTGATGTCTGCCTCATCCTCGCCGCCAATGTTCGGAGTCGCTCCCCCGTGACAGCTCGCGCATTTTGACGCAAATAGTGCCTGCCCGCTCAGTGGTTTACCAGGATCGCCAGGAGCTGGGGAAGGCTGGGGTTCAGGATAGCTCTTCTCATCCGAGTAACCGCACCCAACCAAGAGCAAGAAGAAACTGCAGAAAAAGAATTCTTTAATCATGGACTTTTCCCTTTATTTGTTTGCTTCGACGAAATCGATTAAGCGCTGGCGATCAGCTGAAGTCCACTTGCCGTATGCTTTCGCGTAGCTTGGCGGCATGGATTTGTTGATGAGCCTTGCAGGTGCCTTGCTCGCAATAAATCCCCGTTCTGTACTCATAAAGACCGCATCCGAGTGGCATTCGGAGCAGAAAGAGGAGAGCAGGGGCTGAACATCACCCCAGCTGTCCTCGGTTGGTTCACTTGGTTCTTGGTCATCAGGGAGCTGATCACCGTCATCAGGCAAAGGCAATTGCCTCCTTGCGCCGCATGACGAAGGAAGCAAAGCCGCTAGAAGAAGGAAAAGAAAAGCCCATCGACCGACAGTCATTATATGTCATCCTGAAAAAGGTTCATGTCTGCGATCAAGATTGGAAGGCCATCGATAAGCTGCTGAAGGTTCACAGTGCCCGATGGTTGAGCCAGAGCACCGATGATACTGGAAGCTCCGGTTGAGCTTCTCAGGCCGATAAGCAGCTCCTGCTCAGAGATTCCAAGAGTACCGGCCACCTGCTTCGCATTCTGCTCGAGTCTCAGCCTGTCGATGTTTCTATTGATCGGATCATCCGAAGTGTCATTGATGCCGATCGAGGCCATGGTCCTGCTGAAGTCCGCATTATCGTTTCGAATGAAAGCAAGACCGGCATCAGGTCCCTTAAAGAAGAGACGAGCCTTACTCTTGTCGGCAGCATTAAACCCGGTCGATTCCTGGATGAGCTGGGCCAGGGTATCTCTTGCTGGGATCATGCCGGTGGCGTGGCAGCGAAAGCAGCTGCGAGCGTTCTGAATGGTCCCGCTCAATCCTCGGCCAGCGCTTCCGGTATCTTGTACGATGTTGGTGGCTGCAAAGTCTTCCCTTGCTCCCACAGCGTTAAAGATGGCAAAGCCCAGCATTCCGTTTGGCTTGGTATAGATGCACTCTCCGGCATCATTGATAAACTGTTTATTGCTCCTTGCCTCTTTGGGAAAGGGAGCTTCGAGCAGGTTCTTTTGGTTCACAAGCTGTCCGTTGACGTTGATTGGCGCAATATTCACGTCGTTAGTGTCAAATGTACACCAAAGGGGACCATCGAAAGCGTCTGTTCTTCTGATGAGACGAAACTGGCGATTTGCAGCAATCACAGATTCATTCATCCCGATGAGGATCATCTCTTCGTCACGGTCATCAAAATCTGCTTGGACGTTGGCACCGATCTTTTGTTCGAAAGCTGCCTGAGTCGCTGGGGTTCCCTCGAGTGTGTAGTAGGCCTTGACCAGCGCGACTTCAGCAAAGTTATTTCCGACTATGAAGGGCCGCACAGCCTGGGTCAGAAACTGAATGGTTTTTCCACGCACGGTCTGGCTTGTGAACTTGAACGGGTCCAGGTTCTCAATCAGACGCCATTCGTTTGGAGTCATTCCGATATCCCGCATATCG